AGTCTTTTAACTGCTAAAGGAATTAATTTTTCTGGATATTGAAAATAACCATAATTGTTAGAAGGACGAGCAATTATGTATTCTATACCATAAGTACGAGCATATGCTTGAATTAATAGATCTGCGGCAGCTTTAGTTGCTGAATAAGGGTTTGATGGTTTTAGTTCTGAACTTTCATCAAAAACTCCTTCTTGTAGATCTCCATAAACTTCGTCTGTTGAGATTTGGAAAAATAACGGTTTATCTGATCGTAAGATGATTCTGCTATTGATAATATCTAATAGGTTTCTTACTCCATCAATATTTGACTTTATAAATCTGTCACAAGATTGATTACCGATATCTACATCAGACTCAGCAGCAAAATTAAAAATTACATCACACTCAGGCAACCACTCTACTTGTCTAATGTCTGTATTTTCAAAGCTAAAATTTTCGTGTTTCTGCTTAGTTAGCTTGGTGTTTGATACATGAGTAAATTTATCTATACCATATACTTTCCAACCTCTTTTTAAAAGTTGCATAGTAAAGGTTGTTCCGATAAAACCTGAAAATCCAGTTACAACAGCTGTTTTAATCATTTAAGCCCTCTGTTACTGGAAAACATATAATTCTATCATAGATTTGTTTAGATACTGGTAATCCTCTAAGTGGGTGATAGTATTTTCTACACCCTTCATCTTCTGGAAAATCTGTAACAGCACTAGGTTTATTAAATATAAAAGGCACACAAACAGGTAAAAATTTATCATCGTCAGAAAAGTTTGCATGAACTACCCCTTCATAATTTTTATTGAGATCAAATAGTTTATTATAGTAATTATTTAGTAATTTTTCTTGTAGCTCGTCTATATCAAAAGAATCCCAATACTGTAAAATAGCTGCTGCAGCTATCTCACTCATTTTAAAGTTGCTGCCTCTTTCATTAAACTGTCCTTCTACTAAACCAAAATTACAAGCTACTCTTGTAGCTTCTTCCATGTGTCTATCAACTATAGCTAAACCACCTTCACCAAATCCAATATGTTTTGTGTGATGTAGAGAAACATAGGAAGCATGCCCTAAGTTACAAGTATTAATGCCATTTATAAATGTGTATGGAGTAGCTGCGTTATCAAAAATTATAATTTTTTTATGTTCTTGAGCGTACATAAGAACTTTATCTAAATCTTGTACGTGTCCAAAACAGTTAGTTACAATATAAATTTGTCCATAGTTATGAGCATATTCATCGTAAAGATTCATATTACAATTAGCGTCTATATCTGTTATAATCGGACCCGTTGCAGGTCCTTGAGAGTTTGAAGGAAAAGTAAAATCTTGAGTACACACACGCATATTAGAATTATTTCTACGCATCATTGCATATAGTATAGCGTGTAAAGCTGTGGTGCCTGATGATGTAGCAATAATAGCCTTATCATCCGATATTTTTAGCATCTCGCGAGCACGTGTCTCTAGCACACGAGTTGCGTGTCCTCCGTTGGAAAACTGGTTAGTTTCTTGTGCAGGCTTTAAATAATTTTCAAAAGTAGGAATATCTAACTTTTTATGTAATATGTATTGAGTCATAAAAACTTTCCCAATTTACTACAGGTGTAAGACATGATTCTTGTAGATGTGTTGAGTGACCTGGGATCGGGCATAAACAACCTGTTTGTTTAAAAGCTTTCCAAGTCCACGTATCGTCTGCAAAAGCTCCAGCACGTAATAGCTCATATTTATACTGCAACCAAGTAGTTCCTTTTGCTGCAACTGTTAATGTCGCACTAGGGATAGATCTAAGATGACCATAAGGACCCATATGTAACTCACATATTCTACTAGAGTCTAGTGTATATCTATCAGGATAGTCCTGCGTAGCATAAAAACCATTATAACCATTATTAAATACAGCTTTCATAGCGGGAATTGCGTGCGAAAGATGAAGGTAATCATCTTCACAGATATATATAAATTCATCGGGATTTGATTCTGCAACAGCTACTAAATGTTCCATCAGTTCTGGACAAGAATTAGCCATAACAGGGTGATAATTAGGATAAGGGTCTTTAGCTCTTAGTTCTGGTAAAGGAGTAATAGGATGAATTCTAAATTGAGCCTTAGTATTATTTCTCATCCAGTCAAGAGTTTCTTTCGTGGTTCTGTCATCTATAATAATAATTAAATCACGATCATCAAGACTATGTTGAATAGAAAGGTAACATTTACGAATTATTTCTAATTTATGTTTACCATTCCAACGAATACCATCACCTGTTACTTCATCTCCCAGAGAACCTGCTTTAAGATTTGCTTCACAACTTCTAAAAAATATAATCATCGTTTTTCGGGTTTCTCCGTAACTATTCCATGTTTAAAGAATTGACGATCTCCCATATTTTCAAATAGGTGTTCTCCAGAACTTAAGTGTATTATCATTACCAAGATTTGTTTTAGACGTAACAGTAACTGCATTTCCAAACCAGTTATCATCTCCTACATTACAATATCCTAAAACAGTTGCGTATGTAGTAAAAATATTATGACTTCCCATCCTAACATCGTGATGTACCGAAGCATAACAGTTTAAAAGATTAAAATTACCAATATCTGCGTTTGCATTGGTCATTGCAAAACAGTTTAATACATTGCCTATACCAATCCTACTTGTCTGAGATAGGTGTGCTTCGTTAGCAACAATGTTAGGAAAATGGTTTACATTTTGATCATAATACTTAAAAAGGTGTTCTAAAAACACTTTACGCCACTTACGGTGTCCTGTACCAAGTACAAAAGCTGACTCTTTAGGATACGTAAAATCATTTATACCTTCGTCATCTATTAAGACTGCTTTACCCTCTTTAAGGATGATAAAACCCCCAAAATCTTCGATTACTCTTCCTAAAACAAATTGCTCAAAACATTCTTGAGCATAACCTCCGTTACCTAAAATATAAGTTTTATACATTATAGAACTTTCTGATAAATATCTTCTGCAATTTCTTGGGTTATTTCTCTTGGATTATTAACCAAAAGTCTAGTTTGTTTCATAGCTTCTTCTGCTAGAAAAGAAATATCGTTACTAGTAATTCCGTAGTAGCTCATTTGGGTATTGATGTCAGCTAATTCTGCTAGTTCTTTGATATTCCTACATATGACTTCTACAATATCACCTTTATGGTAGTTAATCTCTCCTGAGTCATGAGGAAATAGGGCTAAAGCTAGGGAAGAGTAATCAACTACTTCTTGATTATATGCTAAAACCCCAGGAAGAACCAAGGTATTTGTTAAACCATGTGGTAGTTTAAAGTGTCCCCCTAAAGGGTACGCTAAAGCGTGTACAGCAGCAACAGGCGAATTACCAAATGCTTGTCCAGCTAACATTGCCCCATACTGCACATCAGCACGAGCCTCGATATTAGTAGGGTCAAGAATAGCTTTTTTAGTTGATTTACCTAACCAACGACAAGCTTCAAGTGCTAACATTTTTGAGTACGGATTATTATTAAGATTTTTGGAAGTAAAAGATTCGATAGCGTGAACCATAGCGTCAATAGCGCTATACGCTGTAATCAAGGGATTACACGATACTGTGAGGAGAGGGTCTAGTATTGCTGCATCAGGAATGATTTTATGTGATACAATTCCCATTTTAGTGGTTTCACCCGTGGTGATAATCGATACAGGTGTTACTTCTGATCCTGAACCCGCAGTTGTGGGTATTAAGATAAGAGGTAGTCTAGAACTATGGATGTTATTAACACCCCACATATCGTCTAGCTCAGTTTCTTGTTTTAGTAAAACAGAAGCTACTTTTGCTACGTCTAAGGAGGACCCACCCCCAATACCGATTACGCCGTCAACTTGTTTATTAAGCCCGTACGCAACACAACTCAATACATTATCAGTAGTCGGGTCTTGAACTAAGTCACAGAATACGTTAGCAGTATCTGCCCATTTCTGTGCTTCTTTTATTATTTTGGTTTTTGAAAGGTTTGGACCTGTGACTATAAGTGGGTTCTTAATTCCAAGGTCTGAGAGAACTGCGCCTAAGTGTTGTAATTTGCTTGCACCGATTACTAGACGTGGGGTAGTGTTAAAGGTATACATTTAACTCTCGTTAGCTGTTTTCGTAAACTCTTTTACGTAAATCTGATGAACTAAAACGATGTTCTCGTTTATTGAAGAATAATTGAATATCTCTTTTTCGACAAATGTCCTTGCCTGTAAACTCTTTATCTCTATACTCTTCACCTAAGATTCTAACATCAATTTGCAACATAGACAAGATGTCTTTTAAATCTTCCTCTGTTGCATATGGAATAATCTCGTCTACATACCCAACTGCGTTTAGTTGTACATATCTTTCTACAATTGTTTGAATGGGACGATTTTTTTCTGGACGATCAACACTAGGGTCTGTTTGTAATCCGCAGATTAGATAATCACAGTGTTGTTTTGCTTCTCTAAGCATTGAGATATGACCTGCGTGTAACAGATCAAAGGTTGAACAAGTAAATCCTACTTTCATAATTTTCCTCTAAAAAAATGCCACTTTCTGTTGCTAGGCAGTGGCCGCCCCATGAGATTATGCCGCTAGGCGGTAATCCTCGATTGCGAAATTATCATTTGCAATTGTTTGTTTTCTTGCGGTCAAGGTCGCTTGCGCACCTGCTTCTCGGCATTGTTTTTACTACGTCTGTCGATCCTATTTCATCCCCTCTGAAACTGTAGTCGCCTACAAATTGGTGGAGATGCGGGGTACTGCCCCCCGGTCCTGCTTACTGTATTCTACAAATCAACGGCGAACGACTAGACCAGCTTCAAGGTTTTATGTCCCTTTGGGCTGGTCCCTGTTTCTGCGTATATCACAAGCTCATTAGACCAAGTGCCGGGGGTAATCTCTGACAGGTACTTTAGCAGGGTTTTCTTACGGACCCTGACAGGCACCCTCACAGCAGCGTTAAGGCTTACTGTACCGTACACCATCTCAGCATCTTCTACGAGCTTCTTGAACTTCTTTAGGTTGTATGCCTTCATAAAACTCCTAACTCAGTGTAGAACTCGTACACGTCTTTGTTGTAGTTCATACCATACCTAAAGGCATCAATCAAGAGGTTCAGCCTGTCGCAGCCTTCCGCCTTAGCAAAGCTGTCTGCTATGATGAATGCCTCTTCAAAGAACATCAGTTGCCCTACCTCAAGGTCTGAGGGGGAGACCGTAGGGTTTTCGCTGTTAATGATAGAGGACATGGCCCCAAGGTAGTCGATGGCCTTTTCCATCTGGACCACACCACACTTATTGTAGTCTGCTGCAATGATAGAAGCTATGTCACGAATATCTGCGATAGCTTTCTCTGTTGGGTCTGCTACAGCAACGGTGCTAAACAACAAACCAATAAGTGTGGCTACGATCCTCATAAGACTTCCTTACCCTCTAACCTGTTAATTTCCATCTCTGCATACCGCATGACCTTGCGTAGGTCAGTGATACGGGACTGAGTGTAGTCCTGATCTGGGTACATCTTATGCCCTGCTCTACAGGCATACTTCACAATGTTGCCAATCTCAAAGGGAAGACGGTTCTCCATGATAAACGTAACAGGTTCTATCTTGTACTGCGTGTAGTGACTAGGCTTTACTACTACATCATCGCCAAGGTCTAGATTTTTTCCTGCATGAATATCGAAATCCACTGCTTGCATACTTCACTCCTAACTACGTCATCAATCGTAAACTCAATAACTGGTACGTTCACAGCGTATCTCTGACTTAGCTCAACGATCTTTGCTAGACCATTGGCATCCTTCAGATCAGACTGCTGAACGTCACCATTAAGAACGATCTTAGACCCTTCTGCCACCCGAGTCAACAGCATTTTTATCTCATGGGTGGTGATGTTTTGAGCCTCATCTACAATGATAAAGCTATTCTCAAAGCTACGACCTCTCATCAGGGCTAGGGGGGCTATCTCGATATTCCCGTTCTTTAACGAGGTTTCGACAACACCCTTCCCCATCCACTGTTCCAGAACGTCTAGAGTTGGCATAGCCCAAGGGGTAGCCTTCTCTAGTACGTTGCCGGGGAGAAACCCTATCTCCTTGCCCACAGAGACGTGCGGCCTAGTGATGACAATCTTTTCGATGTTCTTGTCAAGATACATCTGAGAGGCATAACTGGCCGCTATGTAGGTCTTACCCGTCCCCGCTGGTCCCAGCACTATCGTCTGTGGGCTGGTCTTTAGTGCGTTTAGGTACAGCTTTTGCCGTTCCGTCTTTGGTTCCAGTGGTGGTCTTTTTGGCAGTTGAGGCTGATGGTTCTTCTTGGATGACTTCCGTCCAACCGTTTTCGTCATGTCGAATTAGCTTCGCTTCTTTAACAGGAATATGAAAGAACATTTCGCCATTACTAATCTTAGGGCCATAGGCTTCTTTGAGTTGGTCTAGGGTCAGTTGCTTCCCTCGGACGATCCAGCACTCTTGCACGTCACTACGAAATACGAAGAACGTAATCGTTGCGTGCTTCTGTAGGAGCCGTGCCTTCCGCCCCGGAATGCGGAGGTCTTTCCAGTCCGCTGGCCAACTCCCTTTCCAAGCTGTTTTGATTTCCGCTTCACTGTAGAAGGTCTCCCCATCCTTAGTTGATACTACATCAGCAAGGTAGTCTTCCTTTACCCGCTTGATATGATGGCCCTCTTGCTCAAGGTAGTCTACCAGAGCATCCTTGGCTTGGCCATCAAACTTGTCGTAGCGTTCCTTATCGAACTTAGCGTAGTTCTTTGTCATACTCTTGTAGCTCCTTATAGCCGCCTATATAATCTCCCTCATGGTTCCATATCTGAGGTACTGTGTCAAGACCTGACC